CTGCGCCGGCGCATCAGCTACGTGGTGCCGTACTGATGGGTGCCGCCGCCGTCGCCAAGGAACGCCTGCTGGGGGCCGTCGGCCAGGACCGGGCCCTGCGCGCTGGCATCCAGGTGGCGCTTGCCGCGGCCCAAGGCACCGCCCAGGCCAGCGCAGCAGACCTGCAGGGCACCCGGTGGCGTGGCGCCTCGCGCACGCTGCGCAGCCTGCAGGCGTGGAACGCCCCGGTGGGCAGCGGCACCAGCGATCTTGCCGGCCACGAGCTGGTGACCCTGCGCGCACGTAGTCGCGACGCCTTCCGCAACTTCCTGGTCGGCCGCGCCGCGATCCTCCGGAGCCGCACGGCGATCGTCGGGACCGGGCTGGTGTGCCGTCCCAGCGTGGATGCCGAGACGCTGGGGCTGACGGCCGATGAGGCCGAGGCCTACAACACCCGCCTGCGCACCCACTGGGAGCGCTGGGCGGAGGAGCCGCAGGAATGTGACGCGGAGGCGACGCACGACATCTACGGCCTGCAGGCGCTGGCCCTGATGTCGGCCATGGCCAGCGGCGACGTGTTCGCCCTGACTCCGTACGCGGTGCGCGAGGGAGGCGTCGCCGGGCTGAAAGTGCAGCTGGTGGAGGCCGACCGGGTCAGCAACCCGAACGACGGCCCGGACACGCCCGCGTGCGTCGATGGCATCGCCGTGCAGGGGCCCGAGCCCGTCGGCTGCTGGGTGCGCAACACCCACCCAGGTGACCGCATCGACATGCGGATGCCGCGATGGCAGTACTACCCGTTCTTCGGCGCCGAGACCGGCCGCCGGCGCGTCCTGCACATCTGGAACGACAAGGAGCGACCGGGCCAGGTGCGGGGTGCGCCCTACCTGGCGCCGGTGCTGGAGCCGCTGAAGCAGCTTGAGCGGTACGGCGACGCCGAGCTCATGGCGGCGGTCATCTCGGCCATGTTCACCGTCTTCATCGAGCGCGACAAGGAAGCGTTCGATGACCAGGGCAATGCGCTGGGGCCGTTCAGCGGCGACGCAGGTGCCAACGGCGACATCGCCCTGGGCAATGGCGCGGTGGTGGACCTGGCACCCGGCGAGAAGGCCAAGGACACCAACCCCGCACGGCCGAACGTCAACTTCGACCCGTTCTTCGTGGCGGTGACAAAGCAGATCGGCGCGGCGCTGGAGATCCCGCTGGACGTGCTGCTGCTGCAGTTCAACAGCAGCTACTCCGCCGCCCGCGCGGCGATGCTGGAGGCGTGGCGCTTCTTCAATCTTCGTCGGTGGTACCTCGTTCAGCAGTTCTGCCAGCCCCTGTACGGCCTGCTGATCGACGAGGAAGTGGCAGCGGGCCGCCTTGTGCTCTCCGGCTACAGCGACCCGATCCGGCGCCGCGCCTGGACGCGCGCCCTGTGGATCGGCCCCGCCCGCGGCTCGATGGACGAGCACAAGGAAGCCAACGCCGCCAAGACCCGCATCGAGATCGGCGTCAGCAACGAAGCAATGGAAACCGCCGCGATGAACGGCGAGGACTGGCACACCGTCTACGGCCAGCGCGTGCGCGAGATCCGCCAGCGCCAGGCCGACGGCATCTGGGTGCCGCCCGCGACGAGCCAGCCCGCCACTTCCGAGCCGGCCACGGCGCAAGGAGACACCGAATGATCGACGCCCTGCAGCTCGCCTCGGCCCGCCCGTGGGTGATCCAGCCCGAGTCGCTGGAAACCATCCTGGCCGTGGCCGAGCGCTTCGGAGATCCTCAGGCCCTGCAGGCAAAGCTCGGGCGTCCGCTCGACAACACCCGCAGCGTCGTCGTGCGCGACGGCGTGGCGGTCATCCCGGTCACCGGGCCGATCTTCCGCTACGCTAACCTCTTCACCGAGATCTCCGGTGCCACCAGCACCGGCATGCTGGCGCGCGACATCCAGACCGCGCTGGACAACCCGTACGTGACGGCCATCGTCCTGGAGATCAACTCCCCCGGCGGCGAGGCCACCGGCATCAACGAGCTGGCCAAGCTCATCCACGCCGGCCGGCAGCGCAAGCGCATCGTGGCCTACGGCGACGGCAGCGTAGCAAGCGGCGCCTACTGGCTGGCAGCGGCCGCCACCGAGCTGGTGGTCGACGAGACCGCCGCGCTGGGCTCCATCGGCGTGGTCATGTCGTATCAGGACACCCGCCGCCGCGACGAAAAGGCCGATGTGCGCGTGGTGGACATCGTGTCCAGCCAGTCGCCGGACAAGCGCATCGATCCCAACACAGACGAGGGTCGCGCCAAGGTGCAGGCCCTGGTCGACTCCCTGGCCGAGGTGTTCGTCTCGGCCGTGGCCAGCTACCGCGGCGTCACCGTCGACAAGGTGCTGGCCGACTTTGGCCAGGGCGGCCTGCTGATCGGCCGCGCAGCCGTCAGTGCCGGCATGGCTGACCGCATCGGATCACTGGAATCCGTGATCGCCGAGCTTGCCGGTTCCGCAAGCACGCCCAAGAGGACCACCCGCATGAGTTCCACCGACAACGGGCAGGTGACGGTCACGAGTACCGCCGACCTGCGAAACGCCCTGGCTGCGGGCAAGACCGCCGACCAGATTGTCATCGCCAGCAACGACGACGCGATCGCCGCGGCCCGGGCCGAAGGCGAAGCGGCCGGCAGGCAGACCGCCGTGGCCGAGGCCGTGGCAGCCGAGCGCACCCGCATCGCGCAGATCCAGGCCATGGCGCGCTCCGGATTCGACGCGGAGCTGCGCACCGCGATCGATGAGGGCCACACGCCCGAGGCCTTCGCCATGACGCTGCTGCGCACCGCGCAGGACCGCGGCATCACCCTCGACGCGATCCGCAAGGACGCACCGCCGGCCGCGCCCCATGCCCGTGCCGCAGACGACAACGGCGGCCAGCCGGCGGTGCGGCTGTCGGCAAGCAGCATTTACGACAAGCGCCGGCAGGCTGCCGCGCCCACCAAGTAAGGACCCCGACATGACCACCCTGACCGAACAGAACCGCACCGGCGACTTCCTGCTCTCGGAGGCCAACGGCAGCTACTCGCGCGAGAACGAGATCCTTGCCGCCGGCCAGCATCTCCAGGCCGGCACCGTCGTGGCGCGGCTCACCGCCACCGGAAAGTTCACCGCCCTGGCGCCGACTGCCGAGACCGGTGCCGAGGACGCCGCCGGCATCCTCCTGGCCACCACCAACGCCACCGACGCCGACACCGCCGTGGTGGTGGTGAGCCGCGCCGCCGAGGTGAAGGCCGACGCGCTGGTGTGGCCTGCCGGCATCACCACCAACCAGAAAACCGCCGCGATTGCCCAGCTCGCCGAGCTGGGCATCGTCCTGCGCTGAACCGGGGACCCCGACCATGACCGACCTGACTCTCGACGTCTTCAACCAGGACGCCTTCAGCGCTGTCTCGCTGACCGACGCCATCAACAATGTTCCCTTCGTCCCCGGCCGTGCTGGCCAGGTGGCCGGCTGGGAGGAAGAGGGCATCACCACCACCTCGATCATGATCGAGGAGGAAGCGGGTGAGCTGAAGCTCGTCGACCCGACCCCGCGCGGTGGTCCCGGCCAGCCCGGCAGCGCGCCCAAGCGCAATGCCCGTAGCCTGATCGTCCCGCACTACCAGGTGGACGACTTCATCCTGGCCGACAGCGTGCAGAACGTGCGTGCCTTCGGCCAGACCGGCGTGCTCGAGGTGCTGCAGGAGCGCGTCAACGCCCGCCTGCGCAACCACGTCGCATGGCGTCTGGACCCGACCCTGGAGCACCAGCGTGTCGGCGCCATCAAGGGCGTGATCCTCAACGGTGACGGCTCGGTGCTCTACAACCTGTTCACCGAGTTCGGCGTGTCGCAGGAGGCGGAGGTCGACTTCGACCTGGACAACGCGAACCCCGCCGAAGGCGCCCTGCGCAAGAAGTGTGCGGACGTCGTGCGCAAGATCTCCAACAACCTCGGTGGCGTCGCCGTCGGCGCGATCCACGCCCTGGTCGGCAACGCCTTCTTCGATGACCTGCTCTCCCATCCGGAGGTGCGTGAGTCGTACAAGGCCACCGACATGGCCTCGGTGCTGCGGACCGGCTACGTCACGCCGACCGGCACGGTGTTCGGCGCCTTCGAGTTCGGCGGCATCGTCTGGGAGAACTACAAGGGCGCGGTGGGCGGCACCCCGTTCATTGGCGCCGATGCCGCGCACATCTTCCCCATTGGCGTGCCCGGCCTGTGGCGGACGATCTACGCGCCGGCCGATTACGAGGAGACGGTCAACACCGTTGGCCTGCCGCGCTACGCGAAGCAGTACTCGTCGCCCAACGGCAAGGGCCGCCATCTGGAAGTGCAGATGAACGCCATCAACTACTGCACTCGCCCGAAGGCCCTCATCAAGGGCAAGCGGACCTGACCGCCCGCCGCCGCACGCAGATGCCCGGGTGGCGCGTGCGGCGGCGGGCTTTCTACTGAACAGCAGGAGCACCCATGTCCAAGCGACTCACCACTGCCGACTACCAGCGCGCCGCAACGGCGCTGGGCGTCGACGTGGCCGCCGTTCGCGCGGTGACCACGGTGGAGGCGCGCGGCCGGGGCTTCCTCGACTCGGGCGAGCCGGTGATCCTGTTCGAGCGCCACGTGTTCCACCGGCTCACCAGCGGCTTCTACAGCGCCAAGCACCCGGACGTCAGCAACGCCAAGCCGGGCGGCTACGGCCCGGAGTCCCAGCAGCACGCCCGCCTGCAGAAGGCGGCGGCCCTGGACCGCAACGCGGCCCTCATGTCGGCGAGCTGGGGCCTGTTCCAGATCATGGGCTTCAACCACGCAGCGGCCGGGCATCCGACGCTGCAGGGGTTCATCAACGCCATGTACCGCGACGAGGGCGCACACCTCGACGCGTTCGTGGCCTGTGTGCGCACCCAGCCCCTCATGCACCGGGCCCTGGTCGCGCGCGACTGGGCGGGCTTCGCTCGCCGCTACAACGGCCCGGACTACCAGGCCAACGCCTACGACACGCGGCTCGCCGTCGCGTACGCACGTGCAAAAGGGGAGGCAAGCCATGCGTGACGAGACGATCGCGCTCGGGAGCCAGGCGGTGGCGGGCGGCAGCGCCGCGGCCGCCACGGTGGCGTCGTCGCTCGGACTCACCTGGCTGGCGGTGGCAGCGGCCATCGTCGGCGCCGTGGCCGCGCTGCACTTCGAGCCGGAGCACGTGCCGGCCCGCGTGCCGCGCCTGATCTTCGGCGTGCTGGCCACGGGCGTGGCCGCCGCGCTGGTGGCGGTGGCCGCACCGCATTTTCCCGGCTTCGGCTGGAGCGGGGAGGTGCCCATCGAGGTGCGCGCCGGCCTGCTCGGGCTGTCGCTGCGGTACCTCATCGATTGGGGCAAGCGCCTCACCGGCGCCACGCCCAGGAAGGCGGAGGGCTGAGCCCATGGCACACGTCTGGGTCTGGATGTTCGTGATCTCCGCCGTGCTCACGGCCCTGGCCTCGCTGGCCACGATGCTGATGACCCCGCGGCCA